AAAATTATTTTCTTGCTAGTTTTATTGAGTGTGATGATTCTCAAAAAATATGGATCAGAGAAATCATCAATTGTGGTGATCAATATTATGATCAATGGAGTAAACGCACTCAAAGTTTAAGTTATAACTTTAAGCAAGAAATAGAGACACTGTTTTCTGAATTTAATTTCAAAGATGTGTTTGCATGTAAGTTGGGTAATCACCCCATCTTGCTTAAACAACACATGATAAATACAGTGTCCATTGAAACACTGGTTATTCTTGATCATGTTTTTAATTATGTTCAAAAATTTGATGCGAATCTAGTGGATCCCATTTGGGAAACTTATAGTATGAAGATCAAGAAGTATAAACCATTTATTAAAATTGATGTAAAATCTTACAAAAAAATTTTGAAGGAGACACTAATCCATGACTGAACAACAACAACATCTCAAAACTTGTTATGAGAATTTGCAAAAGGCAGTTGCTGAAATTCGTGAACTTGAAGCACAGCTCACTCAACGTAGAGAAATGGCTACCAAGCTGACTGGTATCATTGAATATCTGCAAGGCACAGGTGTTAAACTTGAAGAAGAAGCACCTGTTGAAACCTCACCTGAGGAAACTAAGGCATCTTCGATTCCAACAAAAACAACTCGCTGATGCTTGACAACCAAACTAACATCTGTTAGAATCTATCCGTACACACATCCAACTTATCCGATTTATCCGTATGTCCTTTTCAGATCTTAAGAAACAATCCAAACTCGGCTCCCTCACCGCCAAATTGGTGAAGGAAGTTGAAAAGCTTAACACAGCAAGCTCCTCTTCTGATGACCGTCTGTGGAAACCAGAAGTTGATAAAGCAGGTAATGGCTATGCAGTCATTCGTTTTCTTCCTGCTCCCGAGGGGGAAGAGCTTCCCTGGGTTAAGATCTATAACCACGCTTTCCAAGGCACTGGTGGCTGGCTAATTGACAATTGCCTTACTAGTATTGGTGCCAAGTGTCCTGTTTGCGAAGCCAACGGCGAACTTTGGAACAGCGGTAGCGATGCTAATAAGGAAATTGCCCGTGGTCGTAAGCGCAAACTGTCCTATTATAGCAACATTTATGTTGTGAAGGATCCCTCTAATCCTGATAATGAGGGTAAAGTGTTTCTCTTTAAATATGGTAAGAAAATCTTTGACAAGATTCAAGCAGCAATGCAACCTGAATTTGAAGATGAATCTCCCATCAACCCCTTCGACTTTTGGCAAGGTGCTGACTTCAAACTGAAGATCAAGAAAGTTGCTGGTTACTGGAACTATGATTCCAGCGAGTTCACCTCCCCCTCGGCACTGCTGAGTGATGATGAAGCTCTGGAAGCAATCTGGAAGAAAGAGTACTCTCTTGCAGAATTTGTTTCTGCTGATAAGTTCAAGTCTTATGAACAGTTGAAGACCCGTCTTGATACTGTTCTTGGTAAGACTTCAAGTCGTAAAGCAGAAGTTGTTGATGAATCTTTTGAAGATGAGGATGATTATCGGGCACCTGCAGTTCCTGATAATCTCAAGAAAGAGCTGAATAGTCTTTCTTCTTCCGCCAGTGATGAAGAGGATGATGCTCTCAGTTATTTCCAAAGTCTCGTAGACGAGTGATAATTAGAACCCCTCCTTCGGGAGGGGTTTTTTTATATTGGAGGAATGCACTGATCAGTAACTTTAATTGTAGTTGGGTTGATGTATGATGATGATGGTTTATATCTTAGAATAGTATTTGCATCAGTCTCTATTGTTCTAATAAATTCTTGGCGTATTAATACAATAGATCTTTTTTGATCATTTAAAGTTAACTCATATTCATAATTAGTTACGTCTTTAACTGGAGTATAGTTTTTAATCACTGTAACGCCAGCAACGAGTTCAGTATACTGAAAAGTAAAATCACTCTTGACTTTAATTCCTGCTTTTAAAATGACGTGCCCTAAAGAATTCTTTACCTCAGTAGTCTCATAGTGATGTATTTCTGACAACTGGGCTTCGGTATACTTTGTGAATAAAAATTTATTGAGATCTGATTGTGTCATGGGCCAATCAGTTCTTACGTTCTGAATATTGTTTGCAAGAAAGATTACCCAATCATACTCAGGACTTCCATAAAAGTTTTGAGAAATATTATCTGGACGTTCATCACCTTGAATTTGATAATCTTCAAATGCTCCATAAATTTTTAAAAGATCATTTGGTATGTAAGGTCTTTTAAAAAAATTCTTAATTGTACTGTAATCGTGTGAGAAATTTTTTTTACCCTGTTGAACAGGGTAAATTACATTGGGTAACCTTCTAAAGTATGCCATTAGAGTCCTACGTCGTCTTCGGGAATTCCATTAAAATCATTAGAAAGAAGTGGGGTTAGTTCAAGGAAAGACATTTGTAAAGTCGTTGCAACAGGATGTGAATCATCATAAGCTGCCCAACCAATACCATCTGGAGTATGATTTGCTACCACCTGTCCTAATGCACATAATTTTGGTTTAGGTAAACTAGGATTTTGTGAACCATTAGACTTCTCATAACGAAGTACAAATACATTAGGAGATTGTAAAAGAGCGGCTCCGTATTCTGGAATTGTTGGTAACATATTTATTTTCAAAAACCTTATAATCTTTCTAATTTGTGAAGCTTCCTTCTCAGATCTTGGAGCTAGCTTCCACTGCATATCAAAAGTTCTTAATGATGGTGCTCTAAAAAGAAGTTCTGCATTCGGATTTACTGCAGCCCCAGTAGATCTGGTTAAAAGATCTCCAGCATTAACTGGAGTGCTTGATACTTTACTTACAATTTGTGCAGTTAGATCTGCTTTAAAAGCTTCAGCCGCACCAGGGGCATTAGCTTGATATGATGTTAATGCCTCTAATCCATATTTTCCTAATGCTCCAGCTGCCATTTTTTCACCACCAACTCCCATTGCATTTGCAATAGCAGCAGTGCCACCAAGAAGACCTTCATTATACACTCCAGAAATTGCTGCAGCCATGCTTGCACCCATCATACTCATCTTGGATACACCCCACTCTGCCTTTGCACCATCAGTAATTGACATTGGCATTGGAAGAACAATCTCACCAATAAATTCCATGTAATTTGGAATTGATGCATTAAATGAAGCTAATCCTTTTTTGACAATTGATGGAGAGATAAACAATGATTTATCAATACCACCAGCATCTAGTAAACCTTTGTTTGGTGGAGTATATTGTAGAGCACCAATTCTAATATAATCTTGTGGTGTTGCTCCCGTTGCATTAGTTTTACCAACGTTTAAATCTGATGGGAAGACATAGATCTTACCCTTTGTTGTGGGTGGTTTGGGAATATTTTTTGGCGTTAAATTATCTAAAGCTGTATTCTGTGCTATTGTTGCTGCAACATCAGATGGAAGAGCACCACCTGTGGGATCAATTGCACCTAAACTTTTAAGGTCTTGATTATACTGTTTAGTATACAATGCTTCGGGAGAAAGACCAGATACAGTTGGAGCAGTTCCTGGTTCTCCAGTATTGTTAGCTTTTAAAGTTTTATTAATATTGGTATTCCATTGTGATTGATTAGCTTGATATAATGTATTAGCTTGATTGTAACTTAGAAGACTATTATTTGTAGTGTCGTAAACCGATATAATTTTTCCTTTTTCTGGACCGTCACTAGCTACTTGTACAAGATATTGATTTCCACCAGTTGAAATGGTAGCTGTAACTTTTTCATTTTTTTGTGGTACTGACATTACTTGTTACCTGCCCATACTTTGCTTGGTGAAACTCTTTGCCCTCGTTTATCAACAAAAGATTCAACAATAAAAGGGTTACCTGATAACCCAGCTATATCATCATCAGGAACTCTTGCAATACTACTCATGCCAGTCACAATATAAGTATGTAAACAAACATCTGGCACACTATTTAAACTATTTAGCCAACTTTTAGCGATGTCTCCACGATAGGCTGGATTTAAATAATGAACATTAGCACCTAATATTGTTCCATCACCTTTAACTTCTAAAATTTGTGCAAAGGGATATCTATCCCAGTATGGATATCTATTTGGATACTTTGCTGAGTATGAAAAGAAATAAAACTTTCCAACTTCTAACCCAAATGTATCTGATAAATCTGTAGAGTCTTCTTGTGGCTGATTACTCAAAGCTTCAAACATGGCATTTCGATACCAATCTTGAGATACGAACCTACCTTTAAATTCTTTTATCTTTCTTGCCATGATCTCATCAGAAGCCTTGAGTCTATCACTCATATTCCTAATTCCTCTTCGGTTAAAACTTTAAATTCCATAAGTCTATCAGCACAAAATTCTTTTGCTGCTTTCCACTTCGCTTGATTCTTCACATACTCATAATTTTCTTGCACCCACTTCTTTGTTTTTCTTTTTGGATTTTGATTTGGTGGTTGTGTGTATTTTTTTGGTTTGATTTCAAATAAGTATGTCCTTACTTCACCAGTTCGTTCTCTAAGTTTAACCCAGAAGTCAACGAAGTATCTGTGGCAACGATTGTCTAGTGGTGATATGTATGGTATAACTACTTCCTCACTATTCCACTCAAGAATATTTGTATTCAAATCACAGTACTTCATGAATTTTAATTCCCAAAGAGACCGATAGATAATATTCGTTGGGTTTCCTTTGTACTTCTTATAATTTTGGGGAGTAAATTTCCCTTGATAATACATATACATAGTATAAAATACTAAAAGTATTTAGAAATGTCCTCAAACCAAAAGCTTTATTATCCAATTGACAGTGTAAAAAATACTTTCTCTAAAGTGTCAATGACATCTTTTTATAAGGTGGCATTTCCTATTTCGGGAGGACTGACTGATTGGTTAAAGAATACTGGGTTTTATAATACACAAAATAGCGATGGTTTAGATCCGATTGAAAGTATTGAACTATTATGTTCAGCAGCAATTCTTCCTGGAACAAACTTAAAGATGACTGAGGTGATGGGAAATCGTCAAGGAATTCTTGAGAAGTATCCAATATTTAAACAGTATCCAGAACTATCTTTAACATTTTACGTTGATTCTAATCACCAAGTTATTAAATTTTTTGAAGAGTGGACAAATTATATTACACCACTATACTCTACCAAAGGTGGTGAAGTCCCTGTTACTAATAAAGGACTTCTAGCAAGTGAAGCTAAAAATGAAAATGATTATTTTAGAATGAGGTATCCAAATAAGTATACTCAAACAATTTACATTACTAAATTTGAAAGAGATTTAAATACAGTAAAACCAACTGGAACAAAAAACAACGCATATAAACTTCAAAATTCATCAACCTTAACTTACGAATTTGTTAAAGCATATCCAAGTAATATTGTAGCATCTGCTGTTGCTTATGAAGGAACTTCAGTTTTAAGTTATACTGTGACCTTTGTTTATAGTAGATATTTTGTTAATACTTCACAACCAGAATTTGGAACTACAATCACACTTCCAGATTTAAAGACATTTAATTTTTCACTTCCTAATCTTGGTGAAACTACATCAAGCAAAACTCCACCATTAAACATTGGAGGAGTTGATCAAGTCATAGGAAACACCGCAGGTTTTGATGCTAACATAGCCTGATAAATAATTTTACTGAAGTTACTTTGGGACATTATGCCTTTACCACAACCGACTGCGCCACAGTATGAGCTTACACTACCTTCTAACGGAAAGACTATAACATATAGACCATTTCTTGTGAAGGAGGAAAAGATTCTAATCATGGCAGTAGAGTCAAAAGATATTAAGCAAATTTCTAATTCAATTAAACAAGTTCTTAATGCTTGTATTGTTACCAAGGGAGTTAAAATAGACTCTCTTCCAATCTTTGATATTGAATATCTCTTTTTAAATATCCGAGGAAAATCAATCGGTGAATCAATAGATTTAGTTATCACTTGCGGAGATGATCAAGCTACTCAAGTTCCAATCACAATGTTTGTTGATGAAATTAAAGTAGAAGTTCCAAGCGATCATACTGATACGATTGATTTGGAAAATGGATACTTTATTAAAATGAAGTATCCATCGTTAGTCCAATTTATTGAAGAAAATTTTGAGTTTAGTAAGAAGAGTTCTAATGATCTTGATCGTGCTTTCAAATTAATTTCATCCTGCATTGATTCTGTTTATAATTTGGAGACTGCATGGGCAGCATCTGATTGCACTGAGAAAGAACTGATTGATTATATTGAGAAGTTGACACCCCAACAATACAAAAAAATAGATAACTTCTTTAAGACGATGCCAAAGCTTTCTTATAAAACTAAGGTTACCAATCCTGTAACTGGTGTAGAAAATGATGTAGTTTTGGAGGGTCTTTCTGATTTTTTCAACTAGCCCTAGCACAGGAAGATCTTGAGACTTACTATCGAATTAATTTCTCTTTGATGCAGCACCATAAATACTCTTTGACCGAGATTGAAAATATGATTCCTTGGGAGAGAGAAATATACTTAGAATTGCTGAAGCAACAC